GATTGTAGACCTAACATGAGCAAAGGTGTACACATCTTAGTGGGGCGGGTAGACTGCCCCTTCTGCTCCCAGGCTATGGGCTTACTAAGAGACAAAGGTATATCAGTTCAGTACTACTCCTTAAATGATTCTAAATGGTTATTGGATTTGTTTAAGAAAGCCGGTCTAAAGACAGTACCTCAGATCTGGAGTAATGACGGTAAGTACGTAGGCGGTTACACAGAACTAAAGGAACACCTAGAAAATGGATGACTTCCCAGAGAAGCCTAAAAGAACTAGAAGAAAAACAAACTACAAGAATGCTGTAAAGAAAAAGACATCTGGTATTCTACCTAAAGGTTCTAATCAAAAGCTTCTCATCAGTGCGCTCAAGGAATACACTCAAGTGTTTATCCTTGGGCCAGCTGGTACAGGTAAAACATACGTAACTGCTACCTACGCAGCCGATAGGTATACTCTAAAAGAAATAGACAAGATAGTAATCACTAGGCCACACGTAGCTGTCGGTAAAGACTTAGGTTACTTGCCTGGTACACTAGAGGAAAAGACTTACCCTTGGGCCTTACCTGTTCTAGATGTTTTGATTAAGCACTTAGGTAAAGGGGCTGTAGAGACTGGCATTAAGAATGACAACATCGAGATGGCACCCCTTGCTTTAATGAGAGGCAGAAGCTTTGATAACTCTTTCATTATTGTAGATGAAGCTCAGAACATAACTATCCACGAGTTGAAAATGTTATTGACTAGAGTGGGCGAAGGGAGTACTATTGTTCTTAATGGTGACGTTCAACAGTCTGATCTAAAGGAAGCTGATGGTTTGTCTAAGGTAATACATCTAGCTAAAAAGCATATGCTTCCTGTACCAGTGGTTGAGTTTGGAGTCGATGACATAGTTAGGTCGGACATCTGTGCTCAATGGGTAAAGGTCTTCATGAAGGAAGGTGTGTGATGGACAAGACTTGTACTGATTGTGGTTATCTGTTAGACGATGATGGTCTGTGTTATGAGTGTGACACTAAAGATTGTGTAGGTAATTTAGTACAACTCCTAGGAAGGGATACGATGGCAAAAGAAAAGTATGATCCAGTAGAAAAACCTATTCACTATAACACAGGTGGTCTTGAAGCCATTGATGCTATCTTGGCTGCCACTAATGAGTTAAGTGAAGGTTACTTACAGGGTAACATTCTTAAGTATGTCTGGCGGTACAGGTACAAGAATCGCATAGAAGACCTTAAGAAAGCACGTTGGTATTTAAACAAGTTAATTGAGATCTATGAGCGTAAGTAATTCTAAGAAGTCACAAAAAAAGAAAACCCTTGAGCAAGAAGCCCAAGAGTTCCTAAAGAAAGAGCAAGAAGTATTTCCCCCTGGATCTGTCCAGATTGGGGATTACTTTGCTGGATGTGCACTGTCTGGTTTGTTAGCATCTGGCAAGTACCTTCGGTCTGACGAGATCGTAGACGAAGCTTTTAAGTATCGAGACAGGATGCTTGAGGCCAATAAAAATAAATAGTCTTCTCCCTTAAACTAAACCCCCAGCTGATCACTGGGGGTTCTTTCTTATTGGTATGTCTCAGCAGATCCTAAGAATTGCTCTGGATAGATACCTTCAGAGAAATCATAGTTCTCTTCTGCGTACTGAATAATTCTTCTTCTTCTGGACAATTCTTCTTCTACACTTGATGAGTCACCTAAGTAATCTCTAGCTGACTTATACTCGATTCCCTCACCCCTTGTCATGATAGACACTAGGTCATCAAAGGTTCTACCCTTACTTGATTTAAGTTGAGCTTCCTTTAGTACGTACTGATTGCGTAAAAACCCAGCTGCTTGACGCCGACCTGTATTAGATTCAAGCATAGTATTAAAGGCATCGGTCATTAGGTCTTGTGCGTTTGCTATCCTATGGTTTACGAAGTCCTCTAAGGCCATTCTCTTAAGTTCTTTGTCATCACCTAACTCATCGTAGGTTCTACCAGCGTACTCACTCCTGTTGTTCAATTGCCAAGAACTCTTCCAGGCTTTAAACTCCTCAGCCATAGAGGGAACACCAGACATACCAACAGCAAGCAACTTTCTAACAGCATAGTCAACAGATGAGTTCTTAGTCTTTGTATTACCGTAGAGTTTGTATTCCTCTAGCTGAAGAATATTCATTTCTTTCTGTAACTCAGTGCTTGGTGGTTCCTGTGTGTAGCCAAACTGTCTAGTGATAGGGTTGTAGCCACCGACAGGTGTAGGACTAAAGGGTGAGTAAAGCTTTAGGTCTTCACCTTCTGTACCTCTACGTGTTTGAGTGAGAGATACACCTTTCATATCCATTAAGAAACGCATGGCTTGGTTTCTAAAGATTCCTTGACCAGTTATCTGCTCTAAGTAGTTTCTTTCACCTGTTAGTTCAGTGCCTCTTACATCTCTGACGTAAGGGTTACCTCTGGCAAAGTCTGACATCTGAGCTGCTACATCCCTAGATATTGTGGCAGGATAAGTAAATGTAGATACGATATTACCTATACTCTTTAAGGCACCGTCAGTAAACTTACCATCAGCTAAGGACTTACCAAACTCTTGAATAACTAATCCATTAAAACCAAGGTCACCCATACCAGCGAGAACTTCACTAACATTGCCCGTAAAGGCCTCTTTGTTAATTGGAAGAGGATCATTACCTAGTATACCAGACCTCCAGATAAGATCACCAATCAAAAGGTTAGCAGCCCAAGGACCAGCTGTACGTCCTACGTCTGTTTCAGCACCTGTAGCTGTTACTAGTTTATCATAGTCTACTGTACCATTTTTTTCAGCGGCTATCCAGACACCACCCATTGTTATCATAGCACCAGTCATCTGCCTAGCTACACGATCCCTACCAGTCTTAAACTGATCACCAACAAAAGTAATTGACTTAGGGTCTTGTTTGTATAAAACCTTTTCTAATTGATCAATACCACCCGTAAGAATACCGATTGGTGTGTAATCGTTCACGTATTCTAAATGGTTGGCTACGTATCTAGGAAAAGGAATACCCATCCCTTCAGAGATAACAAAAGGGAGTTTTCTGTGGGCCTGTTGGATAGCCTGGGCACCTTGACCAAACAAAGACTTATCACCTTCATACCCACGTTGGAACGTAAAGCGTTTGGCGTAGTCTGTTGCATAATCTACAACACCAGCGTTCCTAGCAGCTTCAAGGTCAGTGTGTTTCTGTAAGTACTCTTTAAAGTTCTTACCTAGGGCAGGGTCATTTAACTCTCTCAGTCTTCTGTCGAAGGCACCATAGAAAGCACCTTGTTTAAATACTGCGTCTGTTGCCATGTTAAGAGTATTAACGAATCGAGCAGACCTATGAAGAAAGTTCTTAGACTGAGTTAAGTCACCTACTCTCTGGGTCTCATAGAATAGTTCAGTGAACTTCATAGGAGCATCATCAAGAAGCATAGAGCCTAGGATCTCTGACTCTGTTCTATTTAAAGTAAAAGCCTTTAGGGTTGAGAGAGTACCACCTGTCCACTTTCTCTGCACTGTGCCGTCAGGCATCTTAGTACCCATAGTACTGTTTAGCACATCCTTCCAGAATGAATCAGACATGTCAGCTACTATGTTGTAACCACCAGTGGCAACGTTGGCTGCCGTTGTACCAACCTGTGATGTCATAAATGCAATACGAGTTTGGTCTAAGTCTTGCAAGAGACTGTAAGCCCCACCTCGTTCTAATCGACCTAAGATTTCATCAGCTTCATTACCTGTAAAGACTGAGGCACCTTTACTTGCTAAGACATCTAACTGCGTAGTCATTGCCTTCTTAATCTTAGAACCTTCAGCAAGAACCTTACCAGCTTTAGATAGTTCAGCTAACCAAAGATATGACATCTCTTCAGCCGATAGATTAAACTGCCTACGTATTTCTGTTATCTCGTCAACTTGTATGGCACCTGTAGATATACCCTCTGCAACAGCGGAACTAATACGCTCACCAGGACGAAGTTTTAACTTTTCTTTTAACTTAATACTAGCGGCTGCGATACCTCTAACAGTATTCATATCAAGACCAGGGGCAATCAATTCGTTAGCTCTCTCATCAAGCATACGATTAAAAAGCATCTGACCTTCTTGAACTGCGTCCTTGTCTAAAGGGTCAAGAGTTTTACCAGCTTCTCTTGCTCGAAACATCTGGGCTAGATCAGCAACATCACTCATAGTATCATTGATCTGATCGTTGGGTAGCTTACTCTTAGTGATTACATCCAGAGCTAGTTTTGCATTTACCTTCGCTTGGTCACTGGCTTTCTTAGCTTGATCGACCAGTGCATCAGCGGCTTTGTTTCTAGTAGATTGTGTCCAAGCAGATCCAAACCCACCAACAACAGCACCAAGAGTACCATCAATAGTAGCATCGACAGCTAAATCACCGATAGTATAGTCATAACCTGGTATAACCTCTTCTCTGGTTTCACCTGTAGCATACGCACTAACACCACCTACAGCAGCCTCACCAGCAAAAGATATAGCCGCAGCCTTACCCGCTTCCTTGGTTACACTCTTCTTTACTTTTTCTTTTACAGCTTGCTTAGTTAGGCCTTCATTTAGTAACTTATTTGCGTAAGCTCTTACAGCCATCTGAGAAGTCTTAGCTGTAGCCTTAGCAGCAATCTTCGAGCCTACACCAAAACCAAAGGTAGCCGCTGTTACAGCGGTAGAGGGGGCAGCAAAGAAAGCTGATGCGTAGTCCCAAGCACCCTCAGGAATACCTGTACCACCACCTTCAGAAACATCATATGCTTGCATCAGTTTACCAAATGCAACCTTACCATCTCTTGACACTTCTTCATCTGGTTTCTGTACGTACAATAAATCAAAGACAGCAGTTGCTTCGTTGGTTGACTGCCATCTCATATGCTGTGCAAAGTCATCGGCCAGCTGCTCAGTATCTTCTAGTTGCTCAGGGCTATAGTTATAACGACCACCTGAAAAGAAATCCTTTAGATCCTGTTGGAACTCTTCTTGCTCAAGCAACTCATCAAAGTATTTGCCTTCAGCTTGTTCTACGTAGCTCATGCATCACCTTAAATATCATTAACTGGGCTGTTATTATTGTTATTGTTTTGATTACCGTTATTGTTATCTGTTCTTGGATTTATCCTAAAGGGTTCCCAGTTAAAGCTAGGTGTTGTGATAGCTTCGTCTAGTTTATCTAAAACAACAGAGGGTGGCACAAGAGAACTATTTTCTATAGAGCTTATCACAGTATTCAAAGCAGATACAGGGCTAAAGGTGTTTGTTGGATCTTCAGCTAGTCCTACTGTTTTTTCTGTAAGATTATTAAATAAGACTTGCACCTCAGGGTCAGCGTTCTGGTTAAACTGAACATCACCACTTGGACCAATGGAAAAACTATCTTCGTACATAGTATTTAAGGACGTTGCCAACTGTGTCTGAATAGACTTTCTGTCAGACAATTCAATACGGGCACCCTTGGTAGGTGTGTACTGAAATGCAGGAAGTCCTGTAGCACCACCTAAGTCTGTAGTCTTTAGGAATTGTTCTTGGAGTTTATTAATGTCATCCATAGCGTTAATAAGACCTAAAGACATTTCTTCTTCAGTGGCAAAGCTCTCACCTGAAAGACCTTTAGAAACTGCCTTAGCTAAGTCTTCATCATTTTCTACCTGACCTTCAAGGTATGCGGAAAGAGTTGGGATATAATTTTCAGATAGTTTGTTTGAGCCTATAAGCTTAGTAACCTTTTCCATTTCAAATTCTAGCTGACCAGACATCTCCAATGCTCTAGCAGCTTTAGTTGAAAAACCAAGTTTCTTAGCGTTTGATATTCTAGCCCTAGCTTCTTTGAGTTGGGTACGTCTTGTCTCGATATTACTTAAACCAGTCTTAAGTAACCACTCACGCTTTACTGCATTGATCTCAGCTACTTGTGCTTTCTTCTCGTCAACTTCATCGTTGTATGCTTTAGCTAGACCACCAGCTATCATTATAGGTGTTAAACTGCCTAACATAGTATTACCCTCTTGCCATTAGACCACGTTGCTGTGGCTTTGCTTCTACTTCAGCTGCTACTTCTTCTACTTCAGGAGCTATCTCACCCTCAGTCTCTTGGGTTACATCTATGTCTGGTGTTGCCTCACTGAACTCACCAAGCATTTCGTATCCTTCATCACGCTCCTCTACTGGAGTCTCAGCCATAGCCTTGTCTAAGAGAATCTTTACCTTCTCTTTCTCTTCCTGTTCTTTCATCTCAGTATTTTTAAAGTCATCAAGGTAAGAGATGCCAGCTTCCTTAGCAGTAGATGCAATAAACTTATGAATAACAGGTGCAATAATTAGGCTAACGTCAATGTTATGAACACCCTTGGCTACTGCTAAAGTAAGAGCAGCCTGAGTTGCATGTTTAACTGGCAATCCATACTCAAGGGTAAACAGTAAGTTATCCAATCTCTCAGGATCAGACAGCTTTCTCATGTGCCAAATGATGGCATCGTTAGGGTCTGTAATCTCTGGCGCTCTTTCATACAGAGCATTACGTGGTTCTTTAGTTAGGGATTGCCCTGGGATAGGTCCGTCCATTATCCTTCACCTCTAAATTTTTTAATAGCATCTAAGTACTTGGGTACGAAAGGCATAACATTCTTCTTACCTATTGCAAGACCGCCACTATTTAAGTCAGGACCATCATGGTGAAGAGCATAGACATATTCATTACCGTATCCCTTTTTCCTAGCAGTCTCAAAGTTATCAACTGTGTGCTCAAGTAAAGCCTGGATCTGAACGTCTGCATTCCATTGATTCTCCGCAGTAATACCGTACCCTTTTCCTGTATCATTCACAAACTGACCAATACCCCTAGCACTTGAAGATTTAGCAGAGGCATCAGGGTTAAACCCAGACTCGTGTCTAGCAGTGGCTAAGGCATACGCAATCTCGTAATCTGACATTCCCATCTGACTACCAACATTAATAATTCTATTAACGATCTCTTGCTGTACTGCAGGTGCTACATCACCAGCTTTACGTGAGTTACCTCTTAGGCCACCTTCTATAAGTGGCTCGTTGAAGTAAGACTGAGATGCAACCTTCCCAGCTTCAACACCTTTCTTACCGTATAAGTCTTCTGTAAGCTGCAAGGGGTTGTAGTCTTGTTCTGTTTTATTCTCTTCACTCTCTTGCTCAATGCTTTGCATCCAAGAAGCTATATTAAGATCAGAGGGTAGAGTATCTTCTCTGGAAGCACTGATGTCTGTCTTACTAAACATTCTTTTAACACCCTGTGCAGAGGATCTCATAGCTTGTTTAGTTTGCTCTGCTTGAGCTTGACCAAGAGCAAGGTACTGTTTAGTCCTTTGCCTTGAGGTTGCACCAGCACCAGCTGTAGTAGGATCTAACTGCTGCTTAACAAACCTATCAAGTTGGTCAAACTTTGTCATGTGTCCTTTATTTTTAAAAGCCATTATGTTTTATCCTTTAAAATAACCAGCCAAAGAGAGCCTTCGTAATCTCTTGGTTAGCTCCAATTTCAGCTTGTAACTTAGC